TCCGATCTGTGTTTCTCTCCCCAAGAACCAAACCATCCGCCACGACGACCCCAAACGAATCCGGCGCAATCGGCGCGAATCCTTGCAAACATGGAGCAATCTGTGGCAACTAGCAAAAAACCCGCTCCAGTAGCCAAGAAGAAAGCGGTCCCAAAAAAGGCACCGCCGGCTCCCGTCTATGGCCAAGTACGAACCGCGCTCGAAGTCACCATCGAGGCACTCAACAAAGACGGCCGACTCGGACCACTCGACTCAGCTCGGATCGCTATTGCTCGAGTCCTTGCGTCCGTTGTAGACCTAGAACCAGAGTCAGCGATTCTCTGGAGAGAATACCGATCCGCCGAGAAAGCACTACGCGAGGAATCCAATGCCAACGAAGACCCGTTCGACCATCTCTTGCGAAGTCTGTCGACCACGATACGCGACGAAGCGGAACCCAAAAAACCGAACTCGCGGAGATGAAGTCGCCAAGATCGCCGAGGCTCTCGGAATGCCACTCATGCCGTGGCAGAAACTCGTCGTCGACACCGCTCTCGAAGTAGATGCCGACGGCATCCCGATCTACTCTCAAGTCACCGTCCAAGTACCGCGCCAGTCTGGAAAGTCTTCGCTCGTCTTGGCTCTTATGGTGCATCGCGCTCTCTTATGGGGAGGACGACAATCCATCGCCTACAACGCGCAAGACCTCAAGTCGTCACGCGCAAAGATGCTCGTCGACTACGCACCACTCATCGAAGCCTCACCAATCAAGACGGCACTACGTCGCATCTACCTCGGCAACGGAGCAGAGTCGATCGTCTTTCGCAACTCGTCCCGTATTGACACATTCGCAAAAACCGCATCCGCCGCACACGGTCGAACCCTCGACCTAGCAATCATCGACGAAGCCCGCTTCGACTTCGACGACTCCCGTGAAGCGGCCTACTCGCCCGCAATGGTCACACGCAAAGACTCTCAACTCTGGATCCTTTCCGTCGCCGGCGATGCAGCGTCGGTCTACTTCCGAAAGAAAGTCGAAGACGGACGACGACTCATCGACGGCAAGACACAATCGTCTCGAGCGTTTTTCGACTGGAGCGCACCCGACGACGCCGACTGGACAGACCCGGCAGTCTGGGCCAAGACAATCCCTAGCCTCGGCTTCACACAAACAGAGAAAGCAATCCGGCAACGATTCGAGACCGCACTTGCAGACGGCAAAGAGAACACGTTCCGTCAAGAGTATCTCTGTCAATGGATGGCCATTGAAAACGCCATGATCCCCGACCGCTACCTCGTGCCATGTCTCGACCCGACCGCCGCTCCTAGCGGTCGCATCTGCTTCGGCATAGACGTCGCACTCGACCGCTCGTCAGGCTCTATCTGTGTCGCCGACGAGACAGGCCGTGTCGAACTTATCGACTCGCGCGACGGCGTCTCTTGGATCGTGGACCGCGCACTCGACCTCTACCGCCGACACAAAGCACCGCTCGTCGTAGACGGCTACTCACCCGCGAACTCACTCGTCGACCGTCTCGAAGCCGGCGGAGTTCCAGTCGTCAGATACGCACTTCGAGACATGACGTCGGCAGTCGGCGCACTCTACGACGCCGTCCTTGAAGGCAACATCCGCATTCGACCCGATCAACATCTCGAAGCCGCGCTCCGCACCGCCAAGAAGAAACAAGTCGCGAGCGGATGGTTGTGGTCACGGTCCGAGATAGACGTTGACATCTCGCCACTCTTTGCCGCAACGCTCGCCTACTATCACGCAACGAATCGTCGAGCACCCGAGCATCGACGGAGTACCATCTTCTAGATGAACCACTCACTCATCCTCCAAGCCGTAGGGACTATCCTTGTAATCGTGAGCCTTTCCCTCATCGCAATACCGCTCGGCATCGGCTTCGCCGGCGTCTCACTTGTCGCGTTCGGAATCGCAGCAGAAAGAACCTAGATGCTCAACCGTCTCCTACAACCGGCCACACATAAGCGCGGCGCGTACGTCGACAGTCAAGGCCGCATCTCGCGCACATTCGTCGACTCCTACGCCGGCGTCACCGTAGACGCCGAGACAACACTTTCCGTACCGGCTATCTGGCGAGCCGTCACAATGATCTCAGACGATGTCGGCTCTCTGCCGTTGTGCGCGTATCGAGGCAACATGAAGATCCGCCCCACTCCGCGAATCCTTGAACGCCCGAACCCACTCGAGACACCAATGGAGACCTATTCGGCAATGGCGGCGTCGTTGCTTCTTCATGGCAACTACATCGCCCTCCTCGGTCCTCGAGGCACCAACGGCTATCCCGACTACATCGTCCCCGTCGACCCGAACCGCGCTCGTATCTTCGTACGCGACGGAGTCAGGTATTGCGAGATCGAACAGCGCGTCTACATCGTCGGCGAAGAAGTGTTCCACATAAAAGGATTCTCACTACCCGGAGAGCACGTCGGCATCGGCATCATCGCCGCACAACGTCAAGGGATCGGAGCCGCGATCGCCGTCATGGAATACGCAGCTCGATACTTCGACGGCGGAGCGATGCCGTCGTATGCAATCAAGTCAGACAACCCAGATCTCACACAAGAAGAAGCCGACCTCCTCAAGCAAAAGTGGATGGAGCATTACGGCGCACGATCACGCATCCCCGCCGTCTTGAACGCATCAACAAGCATTCAAGAACTCACCGCAAACGCCAACGACGCGCAACTCGTCGAAGCAAGAAACCAGTCAATACTCGACTCGGCCAACATTGTCGGCGTACCCGGTGCAGCAGTCGGAGCACCAAACCAGACACGCACCTACACCAACACCGAACTCCAAGCCATCGAATACATCAAGACAAGCCTTCGCCCCTTGACGACCCGCATCGAGCAAGCCATGACGGATCTAATCCCGCGCGGCCAGTACGCCCGATTCACATTCGAGTCAATGCTTCGAGCAGATACCCTCACTCGTTATCAAGCACACAAGATCGCACTCGACGCCGGGTTCCTCACAGTCGACGAGGTTCGCCACATTGAGAACCTTCCAACACTTGGCAACTCTGAAGCGATCAACGGCGACTATCAAGACATGAACAACGACCCCGTCGAAGACGTCGAAGATCCGACGCTCGACCCAATGCAAGGAATCGACCAATGAAAGAACTCGAACTCCGCTCATACGACATCGAACTCGAACTCCGCAACGACGGCGACGGACGAACCATCTCAGGGATCGTCGTACCGTATGACGTCGAGCAACGAATCAACCCGTCACTCACCGAAGTATTCCGACGCGGAGCGTTCGCCGCAGTCGCCAGAGAAGCGCATCGCGTCAAACTCCTAGTCGGTCACGACTCACAGAAACTCCCAATCGGACGCGCCACACTTTTACGCGAAGACGACCGAGGACTCTACGGTGAGTTTCGTGTCAGCAAAGGCCAACGCGGGGACGACATTCTAGAACTCGTAAAGGACTCAGCCTTGACCGACTTCTCGATCGGATTCCAAGCATTGAAGGACCGACGCCGACCAGACGGAGTCGTCGAACGAATCGCGGCGCACCTCGCAGAAGTCTCACTCGTAACCTTCGGCGCATACGGCAAGAACGCCGCCATCGCCGGCGTCCGTGAAGAATCAAGCACTCCGAACCTCGACGCCATCGCCGAACTACTAAAGGAACTAAAAAAATGAAAAGCACACAAGTAGCACTCAACGCAACAACCGACACGCAGATCATCTTGGCCGAGCCACTTGCGCGAGACTGTCTTGTTCACGTCCTCACCTCAGCGACAATCTATGTCGGCCCGTCTGGAGTGACATCGAGCACCGGCCTCAAAATAGACAACGCCGCCGGCCCTATCGCGATTACGGTGCCAAGCAATGAGACGCTCTACGCAATCGCCGCAACGGGAACACCAACAGTCTCCGTCCTTGTCCCCGGCGACTAGACAATGCCCTACCACGTCGAGTCCGATAACGACTCGTGCAACGGCTACGCAGTCGTCAAGGATTCAGACGGTGAAGTCATGGGATGCCACCGCACTCAAGGTCAGGCCGAACAACAGATCGCCGCAATCAACGCATCCGAAGACGAACAACGCGCCGAAAGTTACTCACCAACGCAAGGCATGATCGAAGAAGCCCGACGCGGTCTCGACTGGCGCGAAGAATACAACCGAGGCGGAACAGAGATCGGAGTTGCTCGCGCTCGAGACATCGTCAACGGTCGCAACCTATCGAGAGACACCATCGGACGGATGGCGTCATTCTTCGCACGACACGAAGTCGACAAAGAAGGACAAGGATTCACTCCAGATCAAGACGGCTATCCGTCTGCCGGCCGTATCGCGTGGGCATTATGGGGAGGCGATCCCGGCAAAACATTCGCCGACGCAATCATGGCCGACGAAGAACGTGCCGCCGGTGATCCACCCGCCATCGTCACAGACATCGACGGCACACTTCTCATCGGTAGAGACATCAACACGGACCTAGTCGAAACACTCAACAATTCAGACGCGGCCGTCCTTGTTGTCAGCGCAAGAGAACCAGATCAACGGTCACAAACAGAAACTCGACTCGGAGAGATAGGTCTCAACTACGACGAACTCTTTCTCGTTGGCGGTGCCAATGCAACGACGGCAAAAGTCCAGAAAGTCAACGAACTACTCGAACGCTTCGACATCATCGCCGCCTACGAGAACAACGAGACAACACGACGCGCCTACGCCGACATAGGCATCGACGCTCGCAACCCGATCAGCAACCGGAGCGTCGCCGAGCAAATACTGGCAGACATCCGCGCCAGACGCTAAACTCGCATCTAGTCGGCACCCCACCGAACGGAGCGCGAGCACCCCGCACTAGCGGCACCCTCGGCCGTTGCGCGATGGCACCCCGTAGGAACAACCATCAACATCGGAGAACAACCGTGAACTCATTCCTCAATCAACTCAATGAAACCCGCAACAATAAGCAGGGGATTATCGACGCAACACTCAACCTCGCAGCCGAATCGACTCGCGACATCACAGACATCGAACTCGCAAACATCCAAGCTCTCAAACTTGAGATCGACAAACTTGACGAGCGCATTGCACAAGTTGCAGATCTCGAAACACGCAAAGCAGCAGCCGCCGAACTTCAAGCCTCCGTCCCATCGACTGAGGTTCGTTCCGCAGCACCCGCCCGCGTTATTAGCGAAGAAGCCACCTACCACGAACGCTCCGAGCGCGACTTCCTCGCAGACGCAATCGCGGCCGAGTTCGGTGGCTCATACGAAGCCCGCGAGCGCATTCAGCGATACCAGAACGAAGTCCGCATCGAAAAGCGCGACTCCGGCACGAGCAACTTCGCCGGCCTTGTAGTACCTCAGTACCTCGTCGATCAGTTTGCACCGCTTCGCCGTGGAGGTCGCAAGACTCTCGACATCTCAACGAACGGCGCACTACCCGCTTCCGGTATGACCATGAACATCGGCCGTCTAACCACGGGAATCACCTCGTACGTACAGGCGTCAGAGAACACCGCACCAACAGAATCAAGCCCAGACGACACACTCCTCACGGTCAACGTGAACACCGTCGCGTCAATGTTTGACCTCTCGAAGCAAGCGGTCCTCCGTGGTACTGGCATCGAGACGCAGTTGCTCGGCGACGCGATCCGTTCATACCAGACAAAACTTGACGCCCTTGCAATCAACGGCTCAGGCTCATCAGGCGAACACCTAGGAATCTTGAACACCACCGGCATCAACTCCACGACCTACACCGACGCATCACCGACCTACGCGGAGTTCTTCCCTAAGTTGGTTGACGCAGTGCAGAACGTGGCCACGAACTACTTCGGCGGCGCGAACTACATCGTCATGCACCCGTCAATGGCCGGCGCACTTATGAAGGCAGTCGACTCGTCGAACCGTCCAGTCATTACTCCGGCATCTGGCGGACCGATGAACGCACCCGGCTCATACGATCGTCCCGGCTACGACTCACGCTTCTCGCTTCTTGGCTTGCCAGTAATCGAAGACGCAAACGTACCGACGAACCTCGGCGCAGGAACAAACCAGACAGCAATCCTGATCGGTGACTTCAACGAGTCCTACATCTGGGAAGACAACTCAGGTACTCCGCTCTATGTTCGCTTCGAGCAACCAGACGGCAACATCGCGATCCGCACCGTTGTGTTCGGCTTCTCGGCTTACACCGCCGGCAAGTACCCCGCAGCATTCTCCGCAATCACCGGCACCGGCCTCATCACCGCCAACTGGTAGCGAGAACTTGACTAGTCTCTAGGGAGCACAGCCCTAGAGAGTCAGGATCCACAATGCTCAAGCACATCATCATCGCCGCCCTCGAAAAAGAACTCGAAGGATACGAACGGCGAGGACTCACAGATCGCGCGAACCAAGTACGCCAAGAGTTGACTTGTCTCGGCCACTCGATGACCACAATCGTCGAGACTGTGCAGGCCGAGACGGTCAACACCCTCACAGATGCCGTCAGCGACGCTCAAACGGTCGTAGAGCGCGTCAAGAAGGCCGCAAGCACTCAGACACCCAAGCCCTCAAAAACCACTCGGAAGAAGTAGATCATGGCAATCACGAACGGCTACATCACGCTCGCGAACCTCAAGACCTACCTCAAGATCGACGACTCAGTAGACGACACCATTCTCGAAGGAATCATCGAGTCGGCATCTCGGTCAATCGACCGCATCGCAAACCGTCGTTTCTATGCAGACGCCGCAGCAACAGCTCGCACATACCGTCCGATAGGCAACCTACGAGTCCA